AAATGCAACAGTACGGAATTAATGTTGCAGAGATGGTAGTGCTTTTATTAAAACAAACTTCACTGTGGTCAAGAATCAGTAATGATTTTAAAACAGGACGGTTTGTAATTCCTGCAGGAGGTATTGAACATACCGATCGTATTGGAACTCAGTTAATGCAGTTAAAAAAATACTTCTATGGTATGGAGTCTACTAAGAACAAAAGATTTAAACGTTCAATGGTGGTATCTTATATCGTAGCAGATAAACATCCTAAGTTCGACCACAGGAGGTTTAAAACTGCTTGTAAGAGTAAATCTTCATGGTTCTTAACTGGTACGTCAACTGCTGACTATATTGCAATTATTGAACGTATCTATAATTCAGGGCTTACTCAAAAAAATAAAATAAATTTAGTTGAGTTTCATAAAACTAAAGAGTATCAAGACCAATAGGAGACATAATGGACATAGAAAGATGGAAGTCATGTGCAGTAGACATCGAGTCATACACAATTATTAGGGCTATGGGCAAACAAGGTTTTAGAAGGCCTGGCTCTATGATTGCAAAATTAGTAGATGATGAGATTCGTAAGATTGCAAAAAAAGAGGGCAAATCTTATGATAACATGAAACAAAATTTACTGACTGAGGGGCGAAAGCTAGTCAACGGTAAATAAGCTGATCGGTTGAAGGTGGCGGGGGAGACTCACGCCACCTTTTTTTTTACTTGCAATCAAAATCAAAATAGTTATTACTTAAATAGTATTCCTAAGCCTAAATGAAACAAGTGGGGCTTTAAAACACTTTATTTTCATAGAACAACGAATCATAAAATTAACTTTAATTAAAAGGATATTTTGTGGGTAAAGCTGTTAAAAAAAGCAGTGAAGAAGCATTGAACCAGGCGTTGGACAAGCTAGTGATGGTATGTCCAAATAAAAAAACTTATGATGAGTTAACTAGTTTGATGTTTCAGTTGTATTGTGGAAATGACTTTGGTTTAGGAAATTTTAGTCTTTCTTTTCTCGATAAAATCGAGGATAGATGGCGGTCGGGTAGGAAGAAGGTAGCAGAAGCTGCTGGACTCAAGCTGGTCGTTAAAAATGTGTAACCACGGTGTCATATCCCAATCCATATCTTTTCCCGCATCGTGGTTATGCAAATGGGAACCAAACTCACTAAGACATTAACTCAAGAAACAATTGAGTATGCTGAGGACATGTCTCCTTTGGATCGAAATGAATTTATAGATTTAATTTCAGATCAATANCATATNGCAAGACACCGTAAATATCCCCAACGAGAGGTTAAAAAATTTAGTGATTTGCTCACCAAACTTGTTAAAAAATTTGGGAATTAAACTAGCTATGGAGCTTATTAAGGAAAAACCTTTGAGTGAACAGCGATTGTTTCAAGCTATTATTGTCCAGGCGTTGGAGGATGTGATGAATTATTCTAGTTTTAAGAAAGAAGCTTATTGGAAGGAAGATGCTTACAAGTGGTTTTATGCTAATTCATTAGACTTTCAGGATGTGTGTTGGTCTGCAGAGATGGATCCTGAACTTATACGTGGAGAGTTTTTTAAATTAATAAAACTTAAAAAAATTAGATTTTCTAAGATGCAAACGCATTGGTTAAATTACAGAGAACTATATAGATTGTATCGAGAGGCGGGTTCTAAAGAGGAAAGAAGAGAAATTAAAAAAAGAATTGATAGAGAGAATTTACGAAGAGGTGAGTAGTCATGGTGGGAAAAAAGATTTTGTACCAACAGGACTAAGAGAGCAAGGAAGTCCTGCTGGTAAACCAAGTAAATATGTCAGACGAATTGACATGTCAAAACGTACCATATTACCGGACACCGGACAACGGTAAAATTCTACTATATAGATTATACAGAGTAACTTAAAAAGAAAAGTGCTCAGAGGGTAATAATGGTGTATCTGGTGTATCCGAAGAAGAATAATGTATATATATCAATACTTTAAGTGTGTTTTAATGGTGTATCTATGGTGTATCTATGGTGTATCTGGGATACACCACTCTTGCGGAGCAGCTGTCAGTCGATTTAGGGGATATAGTCATAGGTCTGAAAAATCTATATAATATAAATATGGTTAAAAAATTAATATTCGATACTGCCAAAGCACAATTCAGAAAAGCTTTGAGAACTCATAAAGCGTCTGTGCGTAGAAATAAAAAAAGCAAGGGTTTTACTCCAATAATGGATTACAAATTACTAAGAGATAAAGTTAAGCGTGATATTAAAAATACTAAGTTTATGGATAAGGAGGCATATTTAAAAGCAAAGAAAACTAAAAGCCTACCAAAAGGTGGACCAAGGCCTAGAATATTTGGTAAAGCTTATGCTTCAGACAAGGCAGGCAAAAGATCCATGATGATTCAAATGATGACAAAAAAAGAAAGAGCTGCTAATCAAGAAGCTATTAGTCAATCTGTAAGAAAATTTATGAAAGAAAGAATTGGACGTAAAGCAGCAGGTGGTGTGATTCACAAAAAAATGTTTGGAGGACTTTTAACTGCAGGTATAAAAGGTGCTTTTAGAAAGTATGTTAAGGGTGGTGGTAGAAAAACTTCTGAAATTGTTAAAAAATCAGGTGGAAGAAGATCAGATGCAAAAGCTGATGTTAAATCTGGTATATCAAGAAATTTAAAAGTTGATTTAAAATTTGAAAAGAATACAGCTAAGAGACGATACATTATTAGAAACCTAAATAAATTAAAATAATGCCTGGTGGACTTAAGAAAAAAGAATTAAGAACTGATCTTGATTTAACTCCCAAACAAAAAATGTTTGTAGAGATTCTCGTAAAAGATTGGGGATCAATTACTCAACATGATGCGCTTAAGCTTGCTGGTTACGACTGCAAGGATGATAACAGTGCTAAGTCTACTGCATCACAATTACTCTCTAGAAAAACTAGTCCACATGTAGCAAAATATTTTGATAAAAGATTTCATCAAGAACTAAAAAAATACGAAGGTGACAACCTAAGAAGATTTAAAAGATTAGACAGAATTGCAAACAAAGCAGAAGAAGATAAACAATATGCTGCAGCAATTAATGCTGAGTATAGATCTGGTCAACTAGCAGGAGCTTACATTGATAGGAAAGAAGTCAGGGTAAGTGGTTTGGAGGGTATGTCACGTGAGGAACTTGAAATTAAACTTAAGGAGTTGTCCGCAAAAATCGATGGACACAACGCCAAAACAGTTGAAGTTGAAGTCACAGACGCTACTAAAAAAAGCTAGTTGGTCTGAGTTTATAAAATTGTTTAATAAAAAACATAATCCAATGTTTACAAGTGTTGGTGTTGTAGAGGTAGTAATTAATGAGAAAAAAAATAACAATACCTAAAAAAACAAAAAGTGAAATAGAGAAATATCCAATGGTTTCTGTGGAGTGGTTTGATATCGTCTCGGACAGTTCGTGGACTAGCTTCGATGCACTTAAAAAATCTAATCTTGCCACCTGCATCACCAAAGGTCATCTACTTAGTGAAGCAAAAGGGGTTACAAGAATCTTTGGAGATTACTCATTTACAGACAATGGAAAAGATATTGAAAGTATCGGTAATACAACTATAATTCCTAATTCAGTGATCAAAGAAATTAAAAAGTTAAGTTAATTTATGTCGGGTAAAAATCCAGAAAGCAGACTTTGGCAAAAGGTCAAGGAAGGACTTAACCAAATGTTTTTAACTCGCATAGAATCTAGCTCAATCAATGGTATACCTGATATACATGGCGTACATAAACAAGGTGTTTTTTGGATAGAACTCAAATCTGATAAGTCAAATTATCCTAAACTAAATCGATGGCAAATTGTTTGGATCAATCGTTATATCAAGGCTGGTGGTATTGTATTTATACTGCATGAGAACTTGGGTAAGACCCTCTCTGAGAGACAGCTTAAACTGTACAGACCGGTGTCACTGTTCACTGAACCTCGTTTACTGACCCCTCGTTTCTCGTTCTCGTCTCCTTATCAATGGCCCACGGTCCAGCAGCGCATCCTTCAGGAGCTGGCGCAGCGTGATCCCGAACAACAGGTGGCATAGCTCGTTCTCGTTTCCTGGCCACGTTACATTTACCTCTTAGTTAGCGTGGCCTGGTGACGGGACCAGCAGCAGGATCTCGTTTCTCGTTTAAGAGAAACCTCGTTCTCGTTCACAAGACAACGGTGAGCCCCCTCCCGCAGGAACTTCAGGGGGGTGCAGCTCAGGAGAACTTCGTGGTTGACAGGTATCCCATGATATCGTATGGTTCGGTAAACAAAGGAGAAAGAATGGCAATAGATTTCGATGCACTGGATCTCGTTCGAACACAGAACAAAGCTCGTTCCTACAGCAAGAAGATAGATGGGCTCCAGGAGCAGGTAACCAGTCTTCAGGAGCTGGTGGCACAGATGGTAAAAGAATTACCTGTGGAGAAACGTTGGTCTTTCGAAGAAAGATTAAAGAAAATAAAAGAAAGGCCTTGACATATATCCCATCGGGTCTTATATGTAGCTCGTTAACCAAAGGATAAATATGAACAAAAGAATACAGGCAGAAGGACCTGCAGCTGGAGCTGCTCTTGACTCAATTGACAAACCTGAAGAAGGTAAAGTATACGCACTAACCGGTGGCACCGGATCTCGCTGCATCGCTAACGGACATTCGTGGGCGGAGTCGGAGGTGAAGGATGACGGTCCAGCAGCTGATGCTGCAAAAGAATGACACTGGCTGTCGTCTGGTTGTGCCTTCTCTTCATGTTCCCAGGGCTCACCCTAGCAGGGACGGGCGTGATGATTCTCGCGCTCGTTGGTATCATCTGATTACCCACATGTCGTCTCGTTTCCTAAGCTGGATCCAGGCAGCGTGAGCTGATGCTGGAGTACAGGACTGGCGCTGGGAAGCTGATGGTAAAGCTCGGTCTCGTTTGAGGTAATGGATGATGTGGCACATAGATTACTATGGAGTTTGGCACCCACGCAGGTAGAACAGGACGTGGTAAGAAGAATGGTCAGGTTACTAGTTTAGAATGATTCTAAAAGATAATTGTTGCATTAATATATGGGAGTTGATAAGACATTAAAATTAATCAACAAAGGAGAAAAGTTATGGGATTAGATCAACACGCACACCTTCGAGGTCAAAAGGTAGATTGGGAACAATACTATTCTGATGATGATTACGGAGATAAAGCAAATGTTTTTGTGTGGAGAAAACACGCAAGACTTCAACAGTTCATGGCGAAGAAGTGGGCAGAACAAAACCCTGCTGAAAACATAGA